CAAGCAGCTTCCTTTGCGTCATTGGCTTTGTTATAAGTTTTTGGATGCCGCTTTCGAATATGGCACCGAGGAACAAACCATTGCAGCAGTCACTTTTGTGTTAGCTGGCCCAGACGGCTTCCAGATTTATATATCATGGCTAGCGGATCGGACAGAGAAGATCTTTCCAAACGAATTTTTAGTGGCAAGAAGAGCTTTTATTGCCTTTTTGTGCACTGTTGGTACAGTGGGAATCTACAAGATGGTTTCAGCAGCTTTTCCTGGGAAGTTAGAGTTGGAAGCTCAGTCTGATCCATCAGAGTCGTCCGAAACCACAAAGGTGCCGAACATCTGGAAGAAAAGTGTCCATCCTAATGTTAACTTTAAGGTTCCTGTAACCACCAAAAGTGATAACCTAGATGAGTTGTGCTCCTCTGTAAGAAAGTCGTATTTGAGATTGTCGATTAGAGGGGATGGTTATTCTGAGACAGTATCAGGTGTTTGTGTGGGAAACTCCAAATATCTTTTTCCTGCTCACCCTTTTAGCGTAGGGGACACATGGCAATGTATTGCCGATTATGGTTATTCTCAGCATCATGTTACGAGCAAGATTGGGTTCAAGATCTCACGTAATGATATTATATCCCTTGGCAATGACTTGTGCCTTATACATTGCGTTAGTCTTCTGCCACGGAAAAATATTTTACCCTTTTTCCCCGCACAACAGGACATGGTAACTCGAAGTGGGTATATAGTCAATCTCGATGCAGGGGGTTTGGTCAGAACCAAATGCCACACCTCCTACTTTAGAGCAAACGCTGAATATGTCCACAAGAGTGGAAAAACTATAATCGCTGATTTGCTAATGGGTGAACGACACGATAGATTTTCTGTTTTTGGGGATTGTGGAAGTCTGATGTTGTCTGAGACTCGCGATGGCTTTGTTATCACTGGTATGCAAGTGGCCGGAGCAACCAGTGGGAAGATAATAGGCTTTAGTCAGGTTTCACAGCAGCTTTGTGATGTTCCTGATCATCCTCTGGCTCTCAGCGCTTTGGGTGATTTTGCACCCCAATACATGAGAGGATCCAAATCTTCTGGACCATTGTGTGAACCCTATCACAAAGGTGTGCATGTTTATGCTCAACACTGTGATGCACTTCTTCTTGGATCTTATAAGGGTGGAGTTTCATCCAAATCGCATGTAGCTCCTACTATGATATCAAAAGAAGTTTGTAAATCATTCCAGTATGTGAACGAGTATGGTCCACCACCTATGAAGGGTTTTTTGAGAGGAGATATTTGGTACAACCCTTGGACTATTGCAACCGAGGCCCAAGGAACAATTTCTCCCCATTTCAATCAGG